GCGATGATGGTAGAGCGGGGTCGTTCAATAGGCCGTAGTTCTGCAATCCCGCAACGCCAAAGAAATACACGTAGTTTCCGTAGCGGTTCAGGATGTTCGCAGATGCCTTGTTGAGCTTGGAGACATAGTCAATACGGCCCAGACCAGCCCTCTCGACTTCACGCTCACCATAACGAACCATGATTTGCCAGTGGTACGACTGCCTCTGTGGCCAGTTCATATTGAGGCCGGTCGATCCTGCGTGGCTGTAGTCGCCGTAGCTCGACACCTCACCCGTGGACTCGACCATGGGGAAGAGCGCCGTATCGGTGAGCCAGTCACCTTTTTTCTGCTCGCCGAGGATATTGGCAGCCTCCAACGGGGCGAACGCCACTTCGATTACTGCCGGATCGATGTAGGTCGTCAGCATCGCCGGGACGGCGGAATTCGCCGAAGTCGTGAGTGTCGGCTGAGCGTCCATGGCCAGTGTGTAGTCACGCCGCAGTTCATCTGTGGCGTAACCCTCTGCGTCTGGAAAATGGATGCCATAATCCATGGCCAGGCGCGCAGCATCGCGCCCCCAGGACATGCGGGATTCCTGCAAGTTCATGCAACTATTCCTATTTTTCAGAATTTGTGGAGAAGCGCGGCTTAGCCGAGAACCTGCGATGTGCAGCGGACCAGTTCGCCCGCCAGCGCTGTGTTGAGCGCGAACCACTTGGTCTGGTACTGGAGAGCCGCCGTAACAGTGGTGCTGCTCGCGGTCTGCGTCGGTGTCACGATGTAGGTGCCGGTTCCGCCCGTGCCTGTGCCAAGCGCCGTAATTGCGGTGCCCGTGGTCACGCCCGAGCCAGAGAGCACGTCGCCGACGCCAAGAACGCCCGAACCAACGGCCGTCACGGTCAGCGTGCCGTAGGTCTCGGAGATCGTGACGCTGCCAACTGTCTGCTCAGCGATGGACACCCTGTAGACGCCAATGCCGCCAGTTGTGCCGCTCACCTGCGAAACAATCTGTGTGCCTGTCACAACATTCGTGCCGGACAGCGTGCCGCCAACAACGAGCGTGCCCGAGCCAACCGCCGTGACGGTCAGCACGTCATCCGCAATGGAGCCGGTAACGCTGGCTGTGCTTGCAGCGATGGAGCCGGTCACGGACGCGGTGGCCGAAGCCGACGCCGCCGCGAATGTGACTTTGCCGTCAGCGTAGTTGGCGTATGCAAATTGCCCCACGAGAGCCTCATTGCTCCCGTCGTTTTTCAGCCAGACGTCGCCCGACGTCATCAGATTGATGCCGAAACCCTGGGGGACCCATAGGCCAGACTCTGCGAGGTAAGTCGTGATCAAGCCCTGTTGGTTGCGGTGGACGATGCCAGATGGAGCACCAACGCCGTTGTTACCCACCAGCGCGGGGCCGCCGTCGCGATCCTTAACGCCGCCATTCAGCCAAGCAAACCGCCCGACATAAACGCCAGCCGGGCCAGACACGAGGGCGCCTGGACCAGAAGCATAGAAGCTGCGCGGATTGTCCGACGCGAAGTCACCAGCGACAGCAGGGGCCTGACGCGTGTTAACAGTGGACTGAAAGCCCATTTTTCATATTTCCTTGTGATGGTTGTCTTGCGGACGATCAGGCGCGGGTAATGCGGACTGCGTTCGGGAACCGCTTGAAGAAGTCCTGGCTATTGGCAGAGTCCTGGGCAATCTTGGTGGCGCGGCGCGGCACGTTACTGCCGGGGAGCGGCTGAGACTTGAGTAGGATCGGGAGAGCAGAGGGGTGAATGGTGTCAGCGCCTTCGACGCCAAGCATGGCCAGCGCCTTGCGATAAACGCCAACGTCATCCATCGCCGCATCCATCGCCAGCTTGCCCACATACGGCTCCACGGCGCGCTCAGCGGCACGGAGGGCGTTCGCCTTCTCGGCTGCGCGCTTCTCGGCGTTGGCCACAGCCACTTTGATCGCCTCGTCCATCGCAGGACGCGTCACCAGGTCTTTGTTCATGTCGTCTTCCTTGTCCTCGTCTTCCCCCTCGGTGGTATCCTCCTCGGAGTCCTCATCTTCGCCTTCGTGTTCGCCGGGCGCGGGCTCGCCGTGCTCTTCGCCTTCGACGCCATCGGTATCGTCGCCCTCATCACCTTCGGGCGCCGCGATCTTCTCAAGCAGTTCGCCGATCTGGGCGAGTTCCTCGGGGGAGCACTTGTCCTTCAGGATCGCGTGGATTGCGGCGGCGGGCTCATCGGCGGCGACTTCCTCGCCCTCGTGCTCTCCGTCCTTCTCCACGCCAGCCGGAAGGCCAGCGTTAGGCTCAGTGACAGCGCCGGGGATCTCGTCTTCGCCGTCTTCGTCTTCAGGATCGCTGAAACCCTCTTCGGCGGCGCCTTCAGACCCAGAGGCATTCAGCGTCTTCAAGAACTCGGTCATTTCCGCCAGCGAGGCGTCCTGGGCGATCATCGAGGCCATCGCCGCCCGCCCGGCCTTTTCTTTCTTGTCCATGGTTTCCTTGTCATCTTCGCGCAGCAGGGCTTCGTCCAGGCCGAGCACGCGCATCACGGCCGTTGGCGTCGGGTATTTCTCCCGAAGCGCATCAATAATCTTTGTCATTTCCGGGAGTTTTCCTAAGTCAGCAGGATCGTGTTTAGGGCTTGTTCGATGCGCGCCCATAGCAATTCATCGGCGGAGTCAGCAACAACTGCGTCTTTAATGCGGGGGCTGTCAACAAGCGCAAGATGATTATATCGTATATTCTTCATTACCCCATCGAACTTCTGCCCATTTGGAGCAATACCGCGTTCCATTACTGGCTTATAGTGATACCCGAGCGAGATGTGCTTCTTCGAGCCATTAAGAATCGCGTCAACAGCCTCCCGCGTCCAAACAGAAATGTCGCCATAAAGCTCATCTCCTACAATCTCGGGATTGTTGACGGCGCCAACGACTAAATCCTCCGGGTGGTCATCGGAAGAGATCGGCTTATGCTTGATGAGTATCGGCTTGCCTTCAAGGGTTACCGCGCCCTTTTTAAGCTCTTCTGGAAGGCGATAAAGATAATAAATACGATCTGGGTCAAGACCTAGTGGCTCAACTGCATTTATTTCTTCGCCGCGATAGGGGGAAACTTCGGCCCTTGTAAGCAAATTGTGCTTTGCTCTTAAGTGACCATCTCCGTCTATGTTCCGATTCGATCTGTCTAGCGCTAGAGCAATCGCCGCGTCCATCGCGGGGGCGCCGCAATCCTTGGCTTCTGCCGCCGCGCCGCCGTTGTATCTCTGGAGCGTCGCCGCTACGCCAGGATGGAGCGGCTGTGGCGGGCTTTCCGGCCGCGCCCAGACGTGTTCCGAGTGCTCATCGTTAAGGCGTGGCTCGAACCGCGTCGGCGTCTGGTGTGCGAACGTCGTAAAATCCACATCGCCCTTATTGTGGTGCGCAAGGATCAGTTTGCCGTCGATCTGATGGCCGGTCTCTTCCTCAACCTCGCGCCGCGCCGCAGACTCTGGCGTCTCTCCAGGATCAACACCGCCGCCTGGCCAACACCATTCGCCGGGGTGATCGCCCTCGCCAGACCGGCGCAGAAATAGCGCGTGGCCGTCAGGATCGAAAATCATCACGCCAGCGGCGGCCGTGGGTTCGGCGTCTTTGGCTGTAAACTCTTCGCCGACAGCCTGCGGTATTCCAATGTTGGGATGCCCCTCAGCAGCGGCGTACATCGCCTTTCGTTGCTTTTCAGAGATGGGGGGCATTTTTTGATTCCGAGTAAACAAGGTGGAACATGCGCCGTTATCATCTGTATGATGATGTAAGAGCAGCCCAGTCTTTCTTCTTCATGCTCTTTTTTCCGCTAAGCGATGTCGCTAGCGTCGAAAAATCTGGGCGGCTTGACGTGCCTGCCTCTGGCGTTGCCTTTGGCTTACGTCCCCCCATGGCTTTGAGATTGCCACTAGCCACAAGCTCGGCATTCGTATTCGTCTTCGCCGACTTTGGCTTTGCGGTAGCTTCCGCTGCCTTATGCTTTTTAACTATTTCAGACACTGTCTCGTGCCTAGGCTTGACTTCCCCAGCAGATTTATTTTCTGCCTTTTCTGACTTAGCAAGATGCCTTTCCCATTTCTTTCTGTCGGCTGGGTCCATGTTTTTTAACTTTTCTTCTACGTTAGCCCCTTTTACTTCAGAAAGGTGTATGAGCCCGCCCTTCCCACGCCGTGGCCCCTCCTTCTTTGGTGCTTCGCTGCCCCTGCGGCCGCCCATAGCTCTCAGGTTTCCAGATGAAACGAGGTCAGCTTCTGACTCGGGGCTTCCTGCTTTTGATCTTTTTGATGCCTTCGCGGTGGCATTGCTTGAACCTCCGCTACCCCCGCCAGGCGCAAATTGCCCATTCTTCGGATCGTGCTTCTGCTCGTCGAGGGCGCAGTCAGTTGTAGCGCCGTTCCCAAAGAGGCGGCGAATGGTTTCAACCTGAGTAGACAAAGGGTTCCTCCCGTTAGACGGCGTTATGAGTTTCTGTGATTTTGCTGTCGAGCGGCCAACTACATATTGATCTTCGTCGTCAGATCGCCACCTATTAATGATGCTGTCATTCTTCATTTCTTAGCACGCAGCGTAAACTTGCTCGGAGTAGATTTGCCGACCGGCACAGAACTGTTGTTTTTTGTTGTGGCGCCACCTGAATTTCTTCGAAACGTGCCGCTGAATGGTTTCGCACCATGGCTCTCTCCTTCTGTCCGTGCGGATTTTGATGGCGCACCTGCATTCTCGAGTCTAATTGGAGGAAGGGCGGTTATGTGACAGATACGCTTTTTGGAATCCCACTCATCTATTCTCAACCGAGTCCCGCGAGCCAGAAGCGTCTCCTTCTCATCAGGCATCCCTGATAGATCGGATACATGAGCGGCCTTACTCCCCTTGGGTAATGTTATCTTGAACATAACCCCGAGAGGATTCTTGGCGCTTTTGAAACTCCCTGACGACAGCGAATTGGCTTCTTCGTTGAAAGATGATGCAATCTTTTCATCAGAAGACGTACTCATGAAGCCAAAGTCAGTTATTTCCTCACCCGGCTTGATCAAGCCTTCTTTCAGCCAGCGTTCGAATGTGCGTCCCGTCTGACCTCTGTAAACCGTACCACCAGGATGACTCGCATTATCAAGCGCAGAGTCCAGATGCTTGATGGTATCGGCGTACTTTCCAGATTGGTCAACGTTACCTTTTGCGGTTCTGAGGTCGCCGTTGATGGCCGCATAGTCATTCGACGTGTATGTTTCGAACGCTTTCTTCTGCTCTGGAGTTATGCTTTCCGCTGTCCATGTTTTTTTAGCCCTAGCTGCTATCTCTCCTGACTCTATTCTGTCAATTATGTGAGAAATTGGGCTGTTTCTATCGCCGTGATGTTTTTCAAGAGCATGTGATATAATCTCGCTGGATGCATGGCGGTGGACGTATTCTTTTAATTCGTCTCCGTCCAAGCCTTTTCGCTTAGCCTGCCCTTCGTACATGGACAGATACTCTTTAAGGATAGATGATTTGATGGCCCCCGACTTCATCGAGTAATCAATAAGCTCTTTACGCTCTTTTTGCGTAAATAATCCGCGATCTCCATCAAAATCTAGCACGTGGAATGCCTCATGCCACACCAATCCTTCAGCCTCTTCGTGGCCGAACTCAGTGGATACTATGAGATTTCCTGTTCCTTTCTGGAACACCCCCCCACTCTCATAGTACGTACAGCCTTTTTGGCGTTCGAATTTTTCGCCTTTTTGCAGCTTAAGGATGCGAGAGCCGCCATTATCCGAGCGCTCTATCACCAATCTTGGAACCACTTCCGAAGTGATCCCAGGCGGGAGCATCTTGGATATGCGCTGCTTCAGCGGAGCGTTCTTGTCAGTCTTTGTGCCATTGGAAGCAAAAGATACTGCACGGGCTGGGCTGCTACCTGACTTTTTTCGCCCAGATTCTGATCCTCCGCCGCCTCCGGGGCCAAACTGGCCAGCGTTTTTCGGTTGGCCGCGAGGATGCTTCTTTTCTTCTTCTTCTGACCATCCGTCGCAAACTACCCGCACAGGTTTGCCACCGCCAAAAAGTCGGCGGATCGTGTCAACGGTGGTCATGGGAAAATCTCAGCAGTTAGGCAGACAGGCTGTGGCGCCGAAGTCTTTCGTCAGAATTCGTCAGTAAACAGAGGCTCACTGTAGCATCTGCAATTCCATATGCAACCAGCATGCGCTCTTGTGCCGCTTCTCCTGTCAGCAACGGGAGGATTATTCCACTCGAATACTTTTCCATTTAGTTTCTTGTGATCGTCCCTAACGTCTGCGTCGTCAGCCGTATGCCAGACGTACTTTGAAGAACCGACATAGCGCGCTCGCGCTTCTGTCAAATTACTCGCAACGCGACTGGTTTCGGTTCGTGCAATGCAGACGGCCCTCGACCGCGTCACCAGCCCCGTGCGCATTATGTCCGCGACAATGTCCTCACCGCGCGACGCATTCAGAATGCCCCGCATGGCGGCTTCGTGCACACGCTCGGCGGCCTGCAACGGCAACGACTTGATCAACGTGACTTGCTCTTGCTGAAGTTGGCGGAGGATCGCCCCAGTCGGGGCCGTCTCGATCTCCTCAGCCAGCGCCCGCGACATTGTGCGGGAGTGCTGCGCCCATGCACGACGCCCGCGCCGGTCGATGTCGGCGAGCATGCGTTCCGCTGTGGTCTCTGCCCACGGCGTTATGAGGTTGGCGTAGCTGAGCAGCATCTGCTCGATGGCGCTGGTGTCTGTTGGGTTTTCCTCGTTTACGCCGCCGCTGATGATGAACTCGATGTTCCGCACCAGCTTGCGGAGTTGCGTGGCGTAGTGCGTTTCCGCTCGGCGAGAGTGCGCCCATGCTGTGCGCTGCGACCGGAAGTCCCGGTCTTGCGCCAGAGACGGCTTGTGGCCGAATAGGCGGCGGATCAGCGCGACTTGCTCATACCGATGGCCATGAGTATTCATCAAAACATGCGCTCGCCGCCATGTGTGGTCTCAATGGTCCCCGCTTTTATGCCGACCATCTCATATGGCTCGCCATTCCGCTCGATGACGACTGCGTCATACCCAGCGGCGATAACGGCGTCGCTGAACTTCTTGGCCAAAAGGAATTCAGGAGACCTCAAATTTTTTAATTTTTTCAGATCGTCCTTAGTCTTACGCGCTTCTTTTTCTGCCGCCTTTATCTCGCTTGTTGGGGCGTCGTTATCTTCGAGTTCGTAAACCAGATAGAATTTTTCTTGAGACGCCGCCTCTGCGGCATCTATTTCATCAGAGAATTTTTTGGCGTCTTTCTTCGCGTCAGCCATCGCCTCAGGATCGTTCCAGGCGTCAACTGGCGGTTTATCATATGGCCAGCCATGTTTACGCAACGCTTCCCAGTCCGCTGATTTCGACTTGCCAGAGTTCTCAATACGGAAAGGTTTTTTCGCCTGAATTGTGACGAGCAGATTGCGGGAGCCATCAGATGGAGATCCGTAGAATGTCCCGCCAGATTTTTTCGCATACTCAAGGGGGAACATGTAGAACCCAGCCCCCCAGTACCCAGCATCAACGCGTGACCCAAACTTCTCTGGATCGAGTTTCTCAATTCCCTCTTGTGTAGAGTGGACGCCATGCAATGCAGACGCCGCCCCATGGGCTTGACCGATTAGCTCTGGATCATCCTTCGGAGGCTTGGTTTTGGCTTTCTTTTTACCCTTCGCGGCACTTGGCCCGCCAACTTTGCTGAACTGGCCAGGGTTCTTCGGGTTGCCGCCACGCTTGTACTCACGAGCGTCCATGGCACAATCGTGCGCATTGCCAAATAGGCTGCGGATGGTGTCATGAAGTCCCGCTGGAGCTTCAGAGCCACTGCCAAACAGCCGCCTGATGACCTCGATCTGGGTTTCATCCAGCCCGTTGCCGAACAGCTTGCGGATCAACTCCACCTGCTCGTCGCCGCCGTCCGCGTCCTTAGCCTCTTCCTTCGCCGCCTGTGGCTCGGGAGGTTCGTGGCCGCCAGGCATAAGCCCTTCAGCCTCTTCCTCTTTCAAGTCCGGCATCTTGTTGATGTCGAGGCCAGCGTATGGCGTCTCGGGGTCGTGGGCGACGCGTGTGCGCTCTTCCTTGGCGTCAAGGGCGCCGGCGTCGATCAGTGTTTTGCCCGTGGTCGCCTCTGTCGCGCGGAGTTGTGCCTTCTCCGCCTCGGTCAACTCGTAGATCGGCAAGAAATCAAACGTGATGTCCGGATCAATGTGGCCGTCAATCGAGAGTTGAGCGAAGTTTATTACCGTGGTAACGTCTTCGCGAAACAAGTTCTCTTGCTCGGAATGAACAAGATCACTCCAACAACGAAGTTCACCGTCACTTGATGCATTCAGACCGCTGGGAGAAATACCCGTGAATTTTACCAGAGGCGTACGGCCAACGCAAGCAATTCTCTCTAAGGCTTGCGCCTGAAGATGGTCCAAACCACTAAGTGGCGCAGAAACGTTAGAGAACTCTTCTTCGTTTTTATCGATAGCCATCAAACCGCGATTGTCGCGATTCGCGTTGAACATATCCAGTCTTCTGAAGAAGCTGTCTCCAGGATCGCCCTGTAGCACGGCCGTCATGTTCGTCTTCAGGACGAATACTGTGAACGACTGAATGATATCGCTAACGGACTGGCGCGTATCAAGCCAATTGTCCACGTATGGCTTCATCATCTGGCTCATCGACAGGCCGCCGAATGAATACGCCGGTTTCAGCATGTCCGGGACTTCGCGCCCGACCATGGTCAATAGACGAGAGACGTGGACTTGCTTTCCCATGGCGAACCATACGCTCGGCTTGTACCAGTCCGCGCGCAGTGGGTCCGTCGAATTATATGCCTGCGGGTATGTCCACACAGGCTCGATGGCCCGGACACCCTTCAGAGGATGCTCTGGCGACACCTTCGCGCGCGAAGTCGCATTGCGCCCGTCGCCGAGATTGGTCCCCAGTTCCTGCGGATCGTCGCCGTCGCCGGTGTCGAGGTAGATGTGGCCGCGCCCGAAAAACCCATCGTGACGCGCAGCCTCGCGGAAAGCATCGCGAACGCCCAACTGCTCAAGCTTGTCCTGGATCTTCGCGATCCGCTCGGCCTTGTCCTGGCCGTCGCCCTTGGCGCGGATTTTGATCCACTTGCGCGTCATCTCCGTCGCCAAATTCTCGACGATGATGCGGTACTCGGGGCGCTGCGCCATGAGCGACAGTTCCGGATAGCCGAGAAAGGTCTGCCCCTCGGCGTAGGCTCCAGAGGCCATGTACGTGGATTGCGCCCACGCATTCGCGGTGTAGCCTGCGTCATCCATCGCCATCGCGGCGCCGGACGGCAAGACGCCCTTAGCTGGCGCATATGCCTCAAACGGATTGCGCTCGGGCGCCTTTGATGGAGCACACCGCGCCTGTTCCGCCGCCAGGAAGCTCACCTTTAGCGGCTTGCGTTCTGCCTGGACGTCGAGTCCAAGCGACAACTGCGCCTCACGGTGACGCCACGCGCCAAGAGCCCGCTTGCGGTCGCGGCGGATAGGCGTGGCTTGTGCTTGCATTTCAACGACGTCCCATCGCCATTCTCATGGCTGTATCCGAGATTGCGAGAGGGCCTCTTGCGGCCGATATTTCGTTGAAGGCGCGGCTTAAGGCGTCCACCTGGTCGTCGTGTTTGGCGAACGGGAAATTCCGCATTTCGCTGACCAAGGGGCCGTTCCATTCGGCACGCACCATGCTCACGTTGCCAATGTTGACCTGTGAGGCGAACGGTTCCGACCGCGTGACCTTGTCTCCAGTCTCTGGAGATGAGACGACAGGGAAACCCATCAAAGCTTTTGATAGATAAGCGATTTGCGCTTTGCCTGCTTGGCCTGGGTCTTGCGCCAAAGAGACTTTGACCTTCTTGCCGTCGCGCTGCGCCGTGGCGACAATCGCAGCCTCGACTTCATCCGGGCGCCCTTGGAGGCGGACAATATCCCCGATCACGATGGATGAGTTTTTGCAGCGCCCAAGCAGCGCGCCCACTGTCCAATCGCCGTCGTCTTGTGTTGCGGCCAAGTCCCAAGCGCGCGTCCAGAGCGTCACGTCCGTGGCCGCGTCAACCGGGATAATCTTGTCTGGTTTGAAGATGCCGCCTTCAAGAGGCGTCGGGCGCTGTTGGTACTGTCCAGAAAACGTATACGGGGCCGCCGCCTCCATCCGCCGCAGTTCGTCGGCGGAGTGTTTCTCCGGCCAAAGCGCAGTTCCGTCAGGCTGGAGTGCCGGGAGGCAGACGTGCTCCCATTTCTCGCCGTTCCCGCCAGCAAGCAACCAGCCTGCCAAATCCTCTTCATGCAACCGTTGCATAATAAGGATTATCGGAGTATTAGGAGAGTTCTTTCGAGATTCTAGCGTATTTTGAAACCACTCAAGCACGTTTTTGCGCATCGTATCGGAGCGAACTTCATCAGGCTTATGCGGATCATCTATAAGTATGCATCCGCCAAAATCATCTCTATACTTTCCTGCCCCGTATCCTGTAATACTCCCGCCAGCGCCAACGGCGTAAATACATCCACCTGCTGTAGTTCTCCATTCGTCGCGCGCCGAACTGTCGCCCCTAAGCGCCACTGCCGGGAATATCTCCCGGTATGCCTCGTGGGTTACAAGTTCTCGCGCCTGCCAGGAGTTTGATGCAGCAAGCCTGCTGGAATAGCTGGTATGTATAAACTCCGCGTCAGGGTGTCTTCCTAACGACCAACTGATGAAATTTATAACAGCTATTTCGGTTTTGCTGTACCTTGGAGGAATATTGATGATGAGACGTTTTGTCTCTCCATCGTATATTCGCATCAAAGCTTTACAGATAATCTGGTGATGTGGTGACCTCTGCCACTTGAATCCGCGCCGCTGAAGAAACATCCAGCGAGAAAAATCGTACAGGTTCGCCCGCGCCAACTCGACGGCGACAAATCGCTCTTCCGGCGTCATGGGCTAAAACTCTGTGCTGACCCGGCGCGCGATCTCCTCGAACTTGCTCGGCGTCATGACGGTAACGCCAACTTTGACCGCCCCACCGTCATGGCCTGTGTGTTTGTTTGTCATCACTTCGCCGAACACCTTCGGGAGCATCTTTGAGAGCAACCACTTGCGGGTGTCCACGCGAAGACGCGACCTAGCGATGTGGTCATGGTTGACGCGCTCTACCCCATCGTCACTCGAAACAACATCTCCGACATTATCGTCCGCGATGTCCAGAAGCTCATCGGCCCATCTCATGGCCTGAACTTCTCTGGCTCGCGTGTATTTCGGAGAAAAAGAATGTGCTAAATCAAGAGCCCAGTATCTTACTGCTCTCTCATCTGGCATATGGCTGTCTTTGCAAATTGCATTCAGGCTTTCACCGTCTGCAAGCCGCTTGCAAATCTCATCGCCCAGCGCTTCCGTGTAGATTGATGGGCGACCTCGCTTGCCTTCTTGCGGCGTTCCGTCCTTCACTCCAGGCTTGCGCTTCTTTTGCGCCGTTGAGCTTTTCTTCGGCTTTGGCGGCGTGCCATCACCCTTAGCGCGGGCCTTCCGATCCATATTTCTTACCATTTGCTAACATTGCGTAGCTCCTGTGAATATTTCCTGCTTCACTGAGGCTAGTTTCACGACTTGCGCAAGCAAATCGTCAGAGCTTACCTCTCCACGGGCGTAAATTCCCGCCGATCTGGCGGTACCG